ATTACCGTCACCAATTCTTAGATTTCCATTTGCATAAGCACGGAAATTTTCAGTTATAGTTCCATCTGCTAATACTCTTCCAAGAATAAAATCTTGATCTGCACTATTTTTTCCAAGTATCCAAGGACTTCCAGAACCTTGGTCAAGAGACATATATCCACCACCAACTCTGAATTTTGAACCCCAACTGTGGGTGGTAGTCCATCCACCACAACTTACGTTTCCACTCGAATCAACCTGAAGTCTTGTAGCAGAATCAGTTGTACTATTTATTGCTAAAACGCCACCACTTACCTGAATATTAAAATCGTCATCATGATCGCTATCGACAAAACTAATATAAGGTGCTGTTGAAGTAATAGTTAAATCACCACTTGCAACCGTACTTGAAAAAGTTGCATTTCCAGTAACCCCTAAAGTACTTCCATCAAAGGTAAGATTTGCTTCACCGTTTAGACCTGATCCTGTACCTGTAACGACTCTATTGTTAGTGTCATTAGAGAATGATAACTGTGTATTCGTATCAGTAGGAACTGCCCACTCCATACCATTAGAGGTATAAGCAAGGAATTTATCAGTACCAGACGGTGCGTTATGTACGTCTAACTTAACTTCTGCAATTGAGTCATCTGCAAGTTTGCTTCCAGCAATCGCTGCATCAGTTGCTACTTTTGCGTTGTCTACACAACCCGATTGAAGGATTGCGTTAGTTACTGTGTTGTTACTAGGAGTCCCGATGTTTACTGTAGACCCAATGGTGACGATGAAATAATCACTACCACTAGCAGGTGCAGAACTAAAGAGAATAGAACTACCATCTATTGAGAAACCCTCTGACGGTTGACTTGTTCCTGCTACAGGTTTTTGAACTACTCCATTGACACTGACAAGTAACTGTTCAGCATTTGTTGGGGCATTGCTAAGTACGAATCTATAAGCAGAACCATTAAACGATGCACTATTTCCTCCTGTACCTGAGTAACTAGAGATTGTATTGATAAAGAAGTTACCTACTGACTGGACTTCCTCCCACGCTGTATTCGTTGCGTTATATACAAGCATTTTACCTGTGCCTGTATTGAAGAATAAATCTCCATCATCTAGAGCACTTGTAGGGTTAGAACCTCCTACTCTGTATCTTGCATTAAAGTCATTTATATCATCTGATAACTGTTTAATATCATCTTCTTTTCCAAGGATCTTATGGTAGTTATAAGTTTGACTGGAACCAGTAGAACTGACCATCAAACCTACACCAGCAACTAAGGTTTCGCTATAGAGACTAGAAGGGAACCCATTAATAGTTACTGTTGATCCACCAACTGTTCGACCTGTTGTACTAACTCCAGATCCATTAATAACTACACCACCTGCATCACTAATAGATATAACGACTCCAGAGTCAGGTTGTGTATTAGGAAAAGCAACCTCAGTTCCTACAACTTCAAGACCACCTAAAGGTGCGATCTGTGCAGCAACGTAATCAACAACAGCACCAGACGTAGGGAATGAAGCATCACTATCGGAGATTGTTGTTTGCTTTGTTAATCCATCTACTTGGTTAAGGTCTGCTAAATCTGCTGTTAATGCAGTACCACCAGCAAGTTTGGAAGCAGTCCCTGCTTGCATACCAGCAAGGGTTGTTAGTTCAGCGTCTGCTATTTCTGAAGTTGTTACTGAATCAGTTGCCAGGTGCGATGCATCTAACGGAGAACCAGCAATAAGGGATTTAATCTCAGTTATTGTTTGATCTGCTGTTGCATTCGTTTCACCTGTATAACCAAGGTCAGCAAGAGTTAATGTCCGTGTGCTAACAGCACCGTTTGCATCCGTAACGTGACCAGATCCATCTGTTGTGACGTTTACATCTACATCTGACACAACTACTGCTCCTGTTAGAGCACCTGTATCTACAGAAAAATCATCTCCTGGATGTGAAGGGTGAGAGTAGTTATTAGCATTAGTTGCAACAGTATCTAACTTTGTGCCATCTGCTGCTATATCTCTGCCATCAACAGTTCCTGAGACAGTGATATTCCCAGTTACTCCTAAAGCACCTGTTGATGCTGTTCCACTGGTTGAAACTGCTTGAGAACCAAAGTTAGGACTTACTTTTGTACCTGCTATTGCTGCACTTGCATTAATATCCGCATTAACAATCGTTCCATCAAGAATCTTGGCAGAATTAACTGCTCCATCCTTAATATCTGTCGTCTTAACTAATTGTCCTTGATTTTCCTGAAGACTATATAGTGCCTGGTCTTCATTGTTGTTTAGGTCTACTGCTCTGATAGATGACCCTGCAGCAAACGTTGCTTTAGCAGTATCTACGTCTGTATCTCGAAAGATATGTATATCGACACCAGTACCAGGAGCAGTATTGAATCTAACTGTGGTGGAGTTTGGCAGTGAATATGCAGTTGTCGCGACAGCATCAAGATGAACCTTGATGTCATCTGTCTTTAAATATGGAAATGTAAAAGAGTAATCAGTGGTGGAATTATTACCCGTATAAAAATGTTCAGTTGTTGCCATCCGTTATTGTCTAGGATTTTTATTTGCCAGTGGGAGGATTGATTAGTTCTTGAAGTTCTTGCTTACTTAAAATATTTTCTGTTTTTGTTTGTTCCCTTCTCTGTATTTGCTCAACTTTTATCTTCTTCTGTTTTCCGTATAGTTCCTGAATCCTCGGATCATTTCGTATCGATGCCCATGCTTTATTCCGTGCTTTTTTAAAGGCAAGGTGTATTTGGTCGTTGTGTAGATAACTGCCAGTTGGATCTAAATAATCCTTACCACGACGTAGATCATCACCCATAGCAATAACTGACTTTTGAATATCCTTCCTTTTTGCTAAGTCATTGAGGATTTGTTCTAGATTTCGACCTTTACTGTCTTTGTAATTACCAATTGCTTGTTGGAATGTGGATCTTATATCTGGATGATCTTTCAAAGATAGACCATCTGGAGACAGTCGAACGCCCATATTCATGTCGTAGTTACTATTCCAAAGAAGAGTTCTACCTGGACTAGGTGTCAATCTCAAACTGACCGGACTCAATGCATTCCACATACCTTCCATGATGTTCCAATCTCTGATTGGTTGACCATTAAGGATGTCGTATTTAATAGCAAGTTTATCCTTGGTTAAAAATTCAGAGGTTTTATTTCTATTTCGTATTTGTGAACCAATATCATTACCAATCTCTCTCATTACAGGATTTAAGACCTTAGCAATATCTTTCCTTAAAGAGGACAATGGAACCTGGTTATTCGCTAAATCTGGGATAACCTTCTGCCACTCTTTAGGATCATCAAATCTCATGAGTGTTATAAATTGGGTCAAACCTTGTAAGTACGACTTGTTTGTAAGTCCGTATCCAGTTGCAAAGGCAATCGTTGCTAACTTGTCTTCAGTCCACTTTGGACCCATCAAACGACTGTTATCAACTACATCTGATACGACAGACATGATTAGGTTATATGGTTCAAAAGCGTCATATCCAACCTGAACTGGTCCAAAAGTTATTTGATTTCTTTGCCAACCAGTATCTGTCCAAATTCGACGAAGTTTACTATCTTCTGGTCCAGAACCAGTTAGTTCACCTGCTAACTTCTTTTGAATTGCTGCCAGGACAACGGCGTTACCCATCACCTGTCTACCAATGATTAGGTTCTTTGCTTGAGCAAGATCATCTGCATTTTGGATTCCATATTTTTTAACTGCTAAGAGATTATCTGCGTTAGCAAAAAGGATATCTCTAGACTCCTCAACAATTGCACCAACGATAGGTAAATGCTTAACGGACATTTTTAGTCCATTAACTCCAGTTCGTGCGAAGAGGAAGAAAGGTTTCGCCCAAGGTGTCGTGTTGAATATACCTTCTAATTTTTTAGAGATTCCGTTCAGTTCTGAAGTTAAGGTTACTTCTTTGAATTTGTTCTCTAAGTAGAGGTCTTTGGAAAGATCAATATTTCCATCTACATCTAAGAGATCGTTATAGTGTGCGTCCTCTGCTTTCTTTAGTAAATCAGGTGTGATCTCTTTATGTATTCCACCTTCGACTTCATCAAACACAGTACGGAATGCCTTCTCCTTAGAACGAGATTTTGCCATGACGAACTTGAACGTATCATCAGTTGCACCAAGGACTCTGTTAGACCAAGTGAAGAGTTTGTTTTTATTAATTCCTATAGCAATGTTCGCGATATTGTAGGCAATTTGATCATTCCTAGTTCCGTTTAGTTCAACCCAACGACCCATCAATTCCCAATCCTTAACTGCCTCTGGTGCTTCAGTGAATCTGGTTTTTATATTTGCCATATCACCAGCAAAGTTTGCTTCGACGTTTTCACGAAACACTTTCAAGGCATCAGGAATAACATCAAACATTCCAACAGCATTATGTGTTGCACCTTTTAGATTTTTTAAATCTCCCGTTAATGGTGCTCGTAATGCTGCACCTAAGAATGTATGGAATGAGTTGAGATAAGCATTCGTCGTTGTACCCATGATTGCTCTAATGGGAGTACGACCACCACTCAAGATGCCACTTACGCTCATATTCTGAAGTTCTTTAATCAATATTCCACGCTGATCTCCAGTCATTGGATTAGTTAATCCGTCAAAGTAACCTCCCTTTAACTTCGCTCGCATAAATGCGTCAAAGTCCATCCAGTTTT